ATCACCGCATGGCCAGGGTCAATCGCCACATACCGCGTCCAGTCAGGCGGAATGACCCCGTCCTTCAACTCCGCCCGCGGCAGGATATGCACGCTGCGGTTGAACGTCGGGTACATGAGCGTGGATTCGGTGGTGAACTCACCCTCGGCACGCATCCGGACTTCGTCGGCGCCCAGAGCGGACCAGCGTTCGATGTTCTTTCGCTTTTCCTCGGAATCAATAAAGTTGTTGTCCAGGAATCTGAACGTGAACTTCTTGATGATCGGATTCTCTTGCCCCTCCTCCACTGCTCGGTCGGCACGTTCGCACAGACCAAGGAGCGCATCGTTCCGGGACCAGGGCATGGCAGACCAGACGAAGCGACCTTTGCGATCTGCCAAACGCGCCTGAGATTCACCGACGAACGCTTCGTTTGTAACGTCCTCGTCAATCCAAATTAGGTCGGCCTGGTAGCCTTGGGGGGGCTCTCCTTCTGACGAGAAGCACCAGATCGTCCAGCCGTTAGTCAGCTCCAACTTGTTGAGGTAGCCGGCGTTCTTCAGCACCCAGGAGACATCCTTCACCAGCCGCGGCGGGATCAGCGGGGGAGCGGGCTTGCTCTTGCTCTTGTCATCACCCGGGCGGATGGATCTCCACTGGCCCGTTTTCTCATCTTTGATAATCCGAAACGCCCCGGCCTTGAGAAGAATCGGATAAATCACCAAGCCAATGTGGGGCCAATTCCGGCCGATGATTGCGAGGTTGCCACCTTCTTTGGGGTACTTGCCGTAGGGATCTTGGCCTGTAGCTGCGCGAGCCGCTTCCACCGCCACGGCCAGAGTTTTCCCGCCTCGGTTACCACCCAGAACAATCCGCTCCGAGGCCAGGCACTTGTGGAACTCATCCTGGTGCGGCATGGGCTCATATAGCCGGAGCGACTCTAGCCGCCGCTCCGTGAGGGCGGTCTGGACATCCTTGAGCTGCCCTAGCTGATGCTGGGTGACGTTCCCCAGCGGACCTTCAGGAGTCGGTGGCGGCGGAATTTGGCGGGGGTGTTTCTTCATTCCTTGGGCTCCACTCGCCGCAGTGGGTGTGCGACAAGGTTTTCGGGAACTGAGCCTCCTTGTTGATCACCATCGACGGTGGGAAACGCCGACACTCCCCCCACATCATCGGCCCCTGCGTGTTCCACCAACGGCAATCCTCGCACTTCATCCACCACCTCAAAGTGTTTCATCGTCATCGCTGCTTCGATCACCTGCCGCCGAAGCTCGGCTTCCAGCTCTTCCTCAGTCATCAGCTCCAAGGGCTTCTTGGCTCCGCCCATGGCGGTGTTGGTAGTCACCAGCCGGACCACGCTGTCCAGCATCTTCGTCCTGAAAGCACCACCTACAGGCGCATCGTAGAACTGCTTCATGTACAGATTGGCGAACCCCCTGACTCCCCCGAAATACTCCATGAGTACTTCCAGGAGTTCCGAGGAATGAGGGATATTCGCTCCGCCCACGCGGGCCGCGGCCACAAAGTTTTTGACGGCCCCCTTTTCGATCTCTTCCAGCTTGCTGTTCCGCTTGCCCTTGCGGTCAGTGCGGATCTTCTTGTTCCGGCACTTCCGGCACCGGGCGTGGAATCCATCCTTGGACTTGTGGTAGTAGGCAGTGGTCGCGGGCCACGCTAGGCCGCACGCTATGCAGACTTTCTCAGCTTCCGGCACTCGCCACCCAGACGTTCCCAGTCACCGCAGGCTTGAGCCCGCTGTCCTGCACCGCTTGCTGCACCCCAGGAAATGACTGGTAGTCATGCCCAGCCAGGAAGTACCGAGCCTTGCTCCGCCACGCACGGATATCTGCCGACACCGACTCCCGGTCATGCTCGGCGTCCAAGTAGATGATGTCGAACTTGCCGTCCGGGAACGTGGCGGCAATGTCCGGAGATCGGCCGACCACATGGTCGATTGAGTAACCAGCCGTGTTGCGAAGGAACACCTCCAAGGGCTTCCCCCTGGAACCGTCGTACGCCTTGCAGCCGTCGTCGTTCTTGGAGCCCTCCCACGTATCGATGCAGGTCACCTTGGCGCCGGCCTGGGCCATGATGATCGCACTACGACCAGCCCAAGACCCAACTTCGCAGACATGCGGCGGGCGGCCGTGCTTAGTGGTGAAATCCTTCACCAACTCTTCCAGGGCTGCGCCATCCTTCTCGGGCAGGTCCATTCCCATGCCATCGAACACACGCTTCTCCGGGATCCGAATCGCCACCGGAGACTGAAAGTCCACCAGCTTCACGCCACTTTGGACGTTGGCTTCCCAGCAGTCCTTCATCTTCTTAGACACGCCCTCGGCCGTAATGACCTGGGGCTTGCCGACGCACTTGGGCTTCCAATGACCAGCCCAAGCATCCCAGTTGCAGTAGACCGGGTTGTAGCCCAGCCTCTGCGTGCCGATCATGGACAAGTCCCTGGTCATGGTTACGTCTTCAGTGCTTGCCTTGTCAGCGCAGAAGTGGTCCTTCCACTCGTAGTAAAACCAGGGCTTGTCGTCCGTCGTCTTCGGCTCAGTCAGGGCAAAGGCCCGCATGTCGTACATGATCAGCCCGGTCGGCAAGGCCGCGCATTCCTGGATGCCCGCCAGCTTGATCGCCGTGTGGCGGTCGTACATCTCCAACTGGAAGTCTGGGTTGGGGTTCTCGCTGGCCAGATTGTTCCAGCGAAACACGTACACGCACTCCACGGGAGGAGGGCCGCAGTACGGAGCCCCGATCACACACGGACCCTTGGGATAGTGGTTGACCAAGAAGTCAAACGACGACTGGAAGAACGGCTTGGCGTCAGGCTGGCCGTTGTTCAGGTCCGGCTTCATGTCCGAATCGACCATCACCAAAACATCCACGCCGTGCTGCCGGGCCTGGAGGACAGCCCGGTTTCTGGTCATGGTGATGGGCGTGTCGGCCAGGTTCCAGATGCGGATGTTCTCCACCCGCGGATCCCGGGAGAGATCAACGACAAGGGGAGTCATCCACTCTCGGATGTCGGGGACTTCAGAGGAGATGCCGCCGTTTCCGCCGTAGCTAAACGTAACGATTCCGACGTTGAACTTCTGTTGCACTGTGGTCGTCCTGGGGGGAGGGAAGACAGAGTGGACAAGTATACACCAAGCCGCCGGTTAGTGCTACCGCTTCCGGGGCTCCATGCCAGTGATTCCCTGGCCGGTCTTGGCGTTGCGGGCGCGCGCCATGTTCGCCAGCGGGCTGCCGGCCGCCGCCCAGGTGTCGCCCATGCCCCTGGACTTCATCTGCTCGGCTACCATGGCCTCGTAGACCCGCTGGTGCGCCGGCGACAAAGGCTTGGTTTGCGTGTTGGTCGTCATCCTGATCTGGTTCCACTGCTCGGTGGCTGACGGAGCCTTGGGCTTGGCGGCCTCCATCTCCTGCTTGGCCCGCCTGTCCAGCGATGCCTGACGCTCCTTCGCCTTAGCCTCGTCCGACCGCTGACGCAGGCCGCCATAGACTTGCTCAGAGGTGGGCAGCGGCATTTCCCGGTCCACCCACGCCGCGGCGTCCTCTGGCGACATGCCATACTCGCCCTGGAGCGACCGGGCCGCCTGCGTACGCTCCGACAGCCGGTCCTTGAACTGTTGGAGAGCGCCGGCATATTCCTGTCGCAGGGGGTTGTTGCCGGAGCCTTGCAGATTTACCGCCAAATCCGAGTAGAGCGACATGGCGTCCCGCATCGACTCAGGGAGATTGGCGATATTCTCTCGGCTGACTGCCGCGCCACCCCGGCTGGAGTTAATCAGCCCAAGCATCAGCTCGTCTTGCGAGGCCCCGGCCTGCACGTTCGCCCTGCTGTACAAGTCATTCATGAACTGCTTCTGCTTCTGTTCCTGCTGGCCTTTGCGGAACTGCTCGGCAGTCGGCGGCGGGCGGTAGCCGTAGCGGAAGCCGGGCGCGTACGGCGTGGACGAGCCGTAGGGGTCTTGGGCGGGCTGGGCCTGGCCGGGGGCTGTTGGCCGGCCGGGCGGCCGCGCGCCCTGGCCTGTTTCCGCAAGGTAACGCTCATGGGCCTGTGCGACTCCGGTGTGGTATTTGTCAAAGCTATCGCCGGCCCAGAAAAACCAGTCTGGCTCCGCCGTGCCTATCCAATTTAGGAACCGCGGATCCTGAAGAAGGGCCGAAGTCCGGTCGTCTGCTTGGCGCTGCGCGTCTGTCATGTATTGCCGCGGGTCAACATTCGGCAGAGCGGCAAAGCTACCGGACGGCGTTGCGTCGGACCCACCCTGCTGGCCTTCGCGGAACTGCCCGGCAGTGGGCGGCGGGCGATTGGATGGCCTCGCAATGCTTGCATCCGGCGGCAGCAAATCTCGGATCTTCTGGCCGGGGTCTGCCATGCCACCCGGCACGGCCATCTGGCCAGCGAAGGGGCTCTGCGGGGCAAACGGATTCTGCCAGCCCTGCTGCACCATGTTGCCGGCCTGGTTCCACGCCTGGCCAAAGTTGAACTGGGGCATCCCGCCCGTCTGCATGCCAGCCTGCTGGTTCAGGTTCTGGATGAACGCATCCCGCTGGCCGAAGTTGGGCTGCGAACTAAAGGAGCCATCCGGCTGCCCGTACGAAGCCTGGAACGCAGGAGGGCGAGGAGCCTGGGGGTTGTTGGCGATGTTGGGGTTGTAGGCCCCGTATGGCGTGCTGGTGGCGTACGGGCTCTGCTGGGATTGGGCCTGGCCCGGCTTGCCGGCCGGCGTGCCCCCATACACTTGCTGGTGTGCAAGGCTCTCAGGGCCCCTAGTCATCAGATTCTGGCCGGAGTCAAGACGATGCTGGTAGCCGGCTGCCATCTGCTGCGTCCGCGGGTCGGCCGGATTAAATCCTCCACGCATCATCGATCCTCCTGCGGTTCCGTCGTCATGGGTGCCCCCTGGTACTGGAGCATCCGCAGACGCTCCATGTCTTCGTAGGGCTGATCAGCGCGTGATTCGGCAATCAACTGCCGGAGGAAGTCCAGGTTCTGGATCGCCGCCTGATCGTTCATGAGCGAGTAAAGAAGTTCATCCATATATGGAAACAGCCGGCGGAGGTTGCCCCCCGGCCGGCTGCCCCCCGAACCCCCGAAGGGGATGAATCAAATCTGGACGACGTTCGCAACGATGCTGACGTTGTTGGTCGTACCCGACACCACCCGACCGAGCCGGCCGACCTGCGGGGCGACGGTCACGCTGACCGTGGCGCCGTAGCCGCCCGTACCGGCCGAGTCCGTGGAGTTGGTGGTATGCGCCGTGGCCGCGGCCACAATGTCACCCACCGCCACCGTCTGGCTGACGAGCAGCTCAGTCGGACCAGCGACCGTCACCCAGAACACATCGTTCGCCGCCACACCAGCGGTGGGCAGGAACTCATCGACCACACCCGCAACCGCATCGTTCGTCAGGCGGGTGTAACCGCTGACGGCCGAGTAGCTGCCGGCCGTAAACGCCACAGCCCGCTTGGGGGCCAAGGCAACGCCGGAACTGTTGCGAACAGCGATGCAGGTCTTGAGGCGATTGCTCCGAACCTTGCCCGTCTTGGGGTCAACGTCCGGAAACACCTTCACTGCACCCACCCAACCAGTGCCGTCCGTAGCGGACGAGACGCCCAGCGTCTGGCCAAGAGCGAACGGCGGATCAACATACAGACTCATCTTCGATGTTCTCCTGGATCAGACAATGAGCTTAAAGAAATTTCTCGGGCTCTTAAATTTGAGGTTCCCGAGTGTGGACACCACGTACCTGAACTGTTGCGTCAGCTCGTCGTAAAACGGTCCCTCGCTGACCATGAGCTGGGACTCCATGCAGAGCAACTCAATGTTGCCGACCGCCAGGCCGTAGCCCGTGTTAGCCGGAACCGAGTTCTCCGCCGACACCTCAACGCCGTCCAGCTCAAACACATCCGTGAAGCCGTAGCTTCGCAGGCCGTTCTGCCGGCTGACGATCACCCGCTCCTTGGCGTCCAGCGTGTTGAGGAAGTCGATGAACAGCCTGCGGTCAAGCAGGACCATGTCCACCTGATCTTCCTTCGTATCGTTGCGCCGGGTTTGATGAAGCGCCTCGCGGACAGCCTTCACGCAGTTGTCCTTCCAGGTGCTGGCACCGAAGTAGGACGAGTCCGCGTTCACAATCACAGGCGAGAAGAAGTCA